AAACAAGTCACTGAGAGATTGTGATGGCCAAGACCGCAAAACCCAAAGATGATGCTGCGCCGCGCAAAACAGGCCGGCCAAGCAAGTACACACCTGAGATAGCCACCAAGATCGTAGAGCAGCTAAGTGAAGGTATTCCACTAAGAGAGATATGCAGACAAGAGGGTATGCCAGCCTGGCGAACCATTTACGATTGGATGTACCAGGATGATGTTTCTGGGGCGGCGAGCGCCGGTCTTTCCGCAGCCATCGCGCGAGCACGGGAAATTGGCTACGACAAAATGGCTGAGGAATGCCTTGAGATTGCCGACACGCCAAACTTTGGCAAGAAGCGAATCGAGCACGAAGATGGCGTATCAGTAACGACTGAGGACATGCTTGGCCACCGCAAGCTTCAGATCGAGACCAGGCTCAAGCTGCTGGCCAAATGGAACCCCAAGAAGTACGGTGACCGCGTGACCATGGCGGGCGACGCTGACAACCCGCTCGAGGTTAAGGCTGACGTATCGATCTTCGACGCCATGCTGAAGAACCTCGAGGCGAAGAGGCAACTTGGGGACAAGTGACCTCGAGCAGTTGCTGAGAGACCCGCAGGTACGGGCAGAGTACACGCGCCTACCTGCTGACCAGGCTGCAGCTTGGGCCTGGCGCATGATGTGGCTCACGCGAGCGCTCAAGCACCAGATCCTACCGACAGGTGATTGGTGGTCGATCTGGCTCATGCTTGCAGGCCGCGGTGCCGGCAAGACAAGAACGGCAGCAGAGCAGATCGCCTGGTGGGCATGGACCCACAAAGCCACGAGATGGCTCGTAGCGGCTCCAACGAGCAGTGACGTGAGGTCTACATGCTTCGAGGGTGACTCGGGCCTCCTGCAGGTCATTCCGTCAGTCCTGATAGCCGACTACAATAAAGCCTTGCATGAACTCAGGCTTACCAACGGCAGCTTGATCAAGGGCATACCCGCTAGCGAACCCGAGCGCTTCCGCGGCCCGCAGTTCCATGGCGGCTGGCTCGACGAGTTGGCAGCATGGGAGTACATCCAGGAAGCCTGGGACCAGATCCAGTTTGGCATGCGCTTGAAGCTGCCTGATATGAAGACCAGGCTGATCTGCACGACCACGCCAAAGCCTCGTGACTTGATCCTAGATCTGATTGGCCGCGAGGGTGACGATGTAACGCTGACCACGGCCAGCACCTACACGAACCTTGAGAACCTGTCCGACAACTTCAAGCGGCAGATCCTGCAGTACGAGGGCACGAACCTGGGCAGGCAGGAGATCTACGCTGAGATCATCGACCCCGAGGAGGGCGGCATTGTCCGCAGGGATTGGTTCAAGCTCTGGCCGGCAGACAAGCCGCTGCCCAAGCTTGAGTACATCATCCAATCCTACGACTGTGCCTTCACGGAGAAGACGGTCAACGACCCCACAGCCTGCATTACCTTTGGCGTGTACAAGCCAGAAGACGGCGGCATGCGCGTGCTGATCATCGATGCCTGGCAAGACCGGCTGCAGTATCCGGACCTTAAGCCTAAAGTATTAGACGAGTACGAGATCGTGTTTGGTGAGGGCAAGGACGCCAAGCGTGTTGACCTGGTGCTGGTCGAGGACAAGGCCGCGGGCATCGTGCTCATCCAGGACCTGCAGCGTGCTCACATCCCGGTGCGCAAGTACAACCCTGGCAACGCCGACAAGATCCAGCGCCTGAGCATTGTGGCCAACGTCGTGAAAGCAGGAAGGGTGTATGTGCCCGAGTCGAGCGTCAATGCTGGCTTTGTCCGCGACTGGGCTGAGGCCATGATCACGCAGATCTGCAGCTTCCCGCAGACCACGCACGACGATTTCGTTGACGCCTTCAGCCAGGCCCTGAGATACCTGCGCGATGCTGGCTGGCTGAGTATCGACCCGCCACCGCCCGACGAGTACGACGAGGAAGACCTGATCGACGCTGGCATCACGAAGACCAATCCCTATGCGGCTTAACCTGAAAGCAGTATCATCCGCACAACACAAGGGGCTAGCATGAGCAACTTACGGGCAAGGCTTGGGTTAAAGGACGGCGGGACGGTTAGCCTGCGTGAGCGGCTTGGCTTGAAGGACGGCGGTGTCGTCCACATGGATAAAGGCGGTAAGTTGCCACCCGGTGTTAAGCGGGCCACTGAGCAGGTAGACAAGTCCGCAGTGCTTGCTGCTGCCAAGCCTGCACGCCAAGCTATTCAGGGCTATCTTGGGATGGACCCAAGCTACAGCGTGATGGACCCGCAAGCAGAGAGGCTTGCCTCAGCCTACCGCACAGGTGAGGCTACAAGCGTGCTCGGCGACATTGCTGGCGCACTGTCTCCCTTTGCTTACGCTTCAGCGATGTCTAAGGTCGGGCAGGTGCCAGGCATTGCAGAACTGATTGCTTACCATGGTTCGCCGCACAAGTTCAAGAAGTTTGATGCAAGCAAGATCGGCACAGGCGAAGGCGCTCAGGCTTTTGGTCATGGGCTGTATTTTGCTGAGGACCCTAAAGTAGCAAAAAAATATCAAGCTGATCTTTCTAATTTTGAGCAGCCTTATTTGCAATTTGGAAAAACCAAGATCGCGGGCCAAGACCTTACTGATACAGATCTGGATGTTCTTAAGTATCTTGAGCGAGGGAAGCGTGATGCTGGTCAGTTTCCACACAACACAGTTTATTACGCTAAACAAGCGGCAAAAAATAATCCTGAAGCGCTCAAAAGGTTGGATGAAATTGGGCGTGACGTTAAATTTGGATACGAAAAAAATCTTGGTGCTTTATACAAAGTAGACATCCCCGACGAAAAGATTGCCCAAATGCTTGATTGGGACAAGCCACTAAGTCAGCAGCCAAAAGCAGTGCAGGAAGCTATTAATAAAAGCGAATATGCGCTTCGTGATATGGCAATGGATCTTTACGGGAAAAAAGACCCGCTCGGATCTGAGATTGCAAGAGCCGCTCTTAAACCGCAGGAATTTGCAGAGCACATGAGGGAATTAGGCGTTCCTGGTATCCGTTATTTTGATCAAGGATCGCGTGGCACTGGCAAAGGCACATCAAACTTCGTTGTCTTCCCTGGTGAAGAAGAATCCATCAAGATGTTAGAGATCAATGGCACGCCAGAGATGGCCGCAGGCGGCCCTGTCCACATGCAAGACGGTGGCGACCCCACGGCTAGGTTCATGGGCAAGACGCCCAAGCGTGGCGTCAGTGCGCTACCCGGCTATGGCCAAGGCAACATCCTGCAAGACATTGAGGGCGTGGCACCGCAAGTTGCTGGCGGGCTGGACGTGCTGCTGACTGGTGCGCCTATCGTTGCCCGTGCCTTAGCGTCACCCGCGGTAGGCGTTGGCACCTTCGTTAAGGAAGCGATCAAGAGCGGCGACCCAAGAGATCCGACACCACGCCAGCGTGCTGGCGAAGCAGCGCAAGGATTCATTACCGAGAACCTTCGCTTGCCACAGACTGAGAAGGGTATCGAGAACCTTGAAGCAGTCGCAAACGTGCTAGAGGACATACCAGACCTCAAGCTGCCACCGTTCTTGCCCCAAATGGCCATGCTGCCACCGACTACGGGTGTTGCCGGCGCTCTCAGGCAAGCGGCAAAAACTGCCGGTAAGGAAATGTTAAGGCCCGTTGATCAGGCGATGCGCGGCGAGGGAATGTTGGCAAAACCGCTACAAGGGGTAGCGCCAAGACAAGTTATGCCTAGCACAATGGCAGACCAAGGAGTCACCTATGAAACAACCACAGAAGGACCGTTCTACCGAGTCCGCCCTAGCCGTTCTCAAGCGGCTGCAGGGGAGGGTCGAGGCATTGTCGAAAGAGTACGGGACGAAGCAGTTGCCCCAGGACGAACTGGAAGCGATGTTTCGCAACCAACTACGGATGAGGCAGTCAAGCAAGCGATGAGCGACCCGGCGAACTTTGTTCGTCAGGCCGCAAGCACTTACACGCAGGAGACCACTGGCAAGCCTTACGAGTTGCCAGACATGCCTGAAAGCTCCATCCTCAAGCAGGCACCGATTGGCCGCACCTTCATGCTGGCCACCACGGATGATCCCGGCTACAAGCAAGAGATCTTCCGCCAGTACGCCACGCAAATGCCCGAGGTCATCGAGCAGTCTGGCGCAACCAACTACGACGAGTTACTGGTAGCCGCATACCGCCAAATGGCCAAGGAGACTGACGAGCAGTTCAAGCGCTTGCCAGTTAGCCTGTCTTATCACCGAGCAGGTGAAGGCAACTACCGCAACAGCAAGCAAATGCTGCAGGACGTATACGGCAACAAGCACCTTTACGTCTTCCAGGGCGGTGATGAGCACCCCTTCCTGAAGGATGTTGATCCCAAGACGGGACTGAATGAGAACGAGAAGTTTCGCGCTGTGCATGACTTCTTCGGCCATGCTATTCACGGCAACGAGTTCGGTCCCAAGGGCGAGGAGATTGCTTGGGCTGCACACAGTCAGATGTACTCGCCGCTGGCACGCCTGGCTATGAGTACCGAGACACGAGGCCAGAACAGCACAGTCAACTACACGCCGCTTAACGCCGCATTAAAGCGCACCATCAACGAGTTGCAATCGCTGCGCTACGAGGCCAACCGCCGTGGCCAAACAGAGCAAGTTAAGCAGATTGATAAGGACATCGCCAAAGCTTACGAGACGTTTCAGTTTGCGCCGCAAAAGCCTTTGCTCCTGCCGCCAGAGTTCTTAAGCACGTCCTACGCTGGCGAAATGCCAGACTATCTGCGCCCCCTGATTAAACCCATGGAAGGAACGACAGTCTCGACACCGATGCTGCACTACAGCAAGCAGGCAGGATTGACCGAGACTGACCCGTCGTTCTACGGCACGGGCATCAAGGGTGAGGAAGCAGCAAGACTCGGATTGCATGGGGCTATATCGCCGCGGACCTACTTCTATGCCGGCCAGAACATGGAGCCAGAGGTTGGCCTTGGCCCGCACAAGTACCGTGCGATGGGCGAAAACTTGTATGACTTGGCAGCAGATCCGCTGCAACTGCAAATGCTTGCACGCGAAACCACGCGCATACCGATGACATCCACGTCAAACAAAGGATTAGCACAGCCTGCTGAGGCTACCAACGCACTAGAGCGGCTTATTCGTGACTATGGCTATGCCGGGTACTTAAGCCCAAGACTAGCCAAGCCTAGCGTTGTCATGTTTGGCAAGACGCCAGTGCAACCTTACGCCAAGGGAGGCAAGGTGAGATTTACCGGCAATCCCGACGTGCAAGCGATGGTTGTACGCATGTCAGGTGGTGGCGATATGCCCCGCAGCATCATGCAAGCCAAAGGTTTTGGTGAGGGCAGGGAAGATATTGAGAAGGCTCTGCAAGCCATTAAGGAGAGCGCTCCCGTATCAGCCGCATCGCAACTTGCAAGCGGGTACATGTCTGGCGCTGGCGGCACTGATTTAGAGAAGATCGGTCAGGCCGTATCCATGATTCCCATGATTGGTTTACCAGCGACGATAGGGAAAGCGTCGAAGTTAGGCAAGGCGGTTGATGTAATAGGTGATGTAGCGCAAGAGGCGTCACTAGCAAATGACTACAAAGCCATTCCTACGGCAGCATTTAGACGCGAAGCTTTAGCACGAAAGGCTGCGGAACAAGAACGCTTACGTTTGCAGGCTCCAAAAGAGGACGCGCCGCAAAAGACAAGTGTCAGCGTGTCAGAACCAGCCGTAAAGGTTGAGGAAAGCCCTCGTGTTGGGAATATTGCGTCAGCTAAAAATTTCAAAGCGCCGCAAGACAAAGCCCTGCTAGAAGCGCAGCGTGCAGCCGCATTACCTGTTGAGCAAGGTGGTCTAGGGTTGCCGCCAGATAACACGCCAGATGTGCGTGCTGCAGCCATGGGTTATCAAGATTTTTACCATGGCACAGAACGCTTGGATCGCTTGCTAGAGAAGGGTGCGTTAGACCCGCGCAGGGCAACATCAGGTCCGATGCCGTTTGGCACTGAAAGCAAACAAATGGCATCAACCTATGCGACTAGCAAGCGCGATACGTCAAGGCTTGCACAAGACGAAGGGAATGTTGCTGATTATTTTACGGTTAGCGCCAAAAACCTTGGCTACAGATCCAATCAAGATATTCCTGTCGAAAAGGCGTTTTATTTCCTGCCAAGAGAAAAGCAGCAAGAAATTATTTCCAAGGTTAAGCGTATTGGATACGCCAACCCTCAAGAAGCAACGGGTGACTTGGTGTTGCACCCTGAGGGAATGGGCGGCTCGATCATGGACCCCAAAACGATTGATTACTATCTTCAGCGCGAAGCTAAAGGTAATCCGCTTACAGCGCTCAGGATTATGTGGCATGACAGCGGAACGCTTTACAACAACGAGGAGCAGCTTGCCAAGGTATTTGAACTTGCAGGCTTCCCGTTTCCAATCTCGCAAAAGAATGCTCCATGGTCAAGTGCGCAGGGCGTTTTGACGGGCAAGGCTAGGCTTAACAACCCGCTTACGACTACAGACGCTGAAGTGATTGAGAGCAGAGTCATTCCAGCCTTAAAACAAGCTTTTGCAAAAGACAGAACTCGCAAGCAAGCGTATGGCCCTGATCAATGGGCAAAAAATGTCAGGTTCACCCCCAAAGAGTGGGTTGCAGAGCTTGAAAAGGACATGGCTGAAGGCAAAAACTCATACGTTTGGACGTCTATTCCAGACAAAGTCACTGCAGAGCTTCGCAAGCTAGGCTTTGATGGCATCGTAGATGCTGGCGGTAAAGGCGGTGGAGCACAGCACCGAGTAGTCATTCCATTTGATACGAAGCAGGTTCGCTCTCGTTTTGCCGCTTTCAATCCACTAAAAAAAGACGAGCCTGGTCTTCTTAAGGCAAAAGGCGGGACGGTAAGGTTTACTGACAACCCCGATGTGCAGGCCATGGTAGTCAAGATGGCAAAAGAGTTGCCTAAAGCAGTAAATAAAGGAAAGAAATATGCCTGAGATGCCCATTGAGCAGGAATATGGCCGCTACATTGATCCCATGCAGGATGAAGAGGATCAAGAAGAGGGTCTTGAGGTTGAGTTGCCTGAAGAATCGGCAGAGCTTGAAGAGCTTCCCGATGGTTCCGTGCGGGTTCACTTTGACGATCTGAAGGGTCCAGACGAGTCGCCAGACTTTTACGAGAACCTAGCCGAGAAAATTGACAGCATCAAGCTGTCAGCGCTGGCTATGCGGTATGTCAACCTGATCGACAAGGACAAGCAAGCACGCGAAGACCGCGATAAGCAGTACGAAGAGGGTCTCAAGCGTACCGGCATGGGTAAAGATGCGCCCGGCGGCGCGACATTCATGGGTGCCAGCAAGGTTGTCCACCCGGCCATGGCTGAAGCGTGCGTGGATTTTGCCTCGCGTGCGATCAAAGAACTCTTCCCGCCTGATGGTCCGGTCAAAACCAAGATCTTAGGCAAGGTTGATAAGGACAAAACAGAGCGTGCCGAGCGCAAACGCGACTGGATGAACTGGCAGTTGACCGAGCAGATCGAAGAATTTAAGGACGAGCAGGAGCAATTACTCACCCAACTGCCGCTTGGTGGCTCGCAGTACCTAAAACTTTGGTATGACGAGCGCAGAAAGCGTCCTTGCGCTGAGTTTTTGCCCATCGATAAGGTCCTGATACCGTTTGCCGCGTCTAATTTCTACACTGCGCAGCGTGCTACCGAGATCCACGAGATCACGGAGTTTGAATTTAAGCAGCGCATTGACTCGGGCATGTACAAAGACGTGTCAATTATTCGCGCCACGATGGAGCCGGACGAGACGCACGCGGAAAAGGCCAACAACAAGATTGAAGGCCGCAAGTACGACGAGAATGACGACGGTTTACGCACGGTTTTCCACACCTACACCTACCTCGAAGTCGAAGAAGACAGCGTTACTGACGGCGAGATGGCCCCATACATCTTGATGATTGACAAACTGGACAACGAAGTCATTGGTTTGTACAGAAATTGGGAAGATGGCGATGAAACGATGACCAAGTTGGATTGGGTTATCGAGTACAAGTTCATTCCGTGGCGTGGTGCCTACGCGATTGGCATGCCGCACCTGATTGGTGGCCTGTCAGCAGCGCTTACGGGTAGCTTGCGGGCGCTTTTGGATGCCGCGCACATCAATAATGCGCCTGCATTACTCAAGTTTAAGTCGGCCAAGGTCTCTGGTCAGTCGCAACAGGTTGATATTACGCAAGTCGTAGAGATCGAAGCGGCACCAGGCGTAGACGACATACGCAAGCTTGCGATGCCCATGCCGTTCAACCCTCCATCGGCAGTGTTATTCGAGCTTCTAGGCTGGTTAGACAAGGCTACAAAGGGCGTTGTGACCACGGCTGAGGAAAAGATAGCCGATGTGAACGCACAAGCGCCTGTAGGCACCACACAAGCCCTCATTGAGCAGGGTGCCGCGGTGTTTTCTGCTATCCACAGTCGTTTGCACTCCTCGCAGGCGCGTTTGCTCAAGGTTTTGGGTCGCTTAAACCGCTGGTATCTCAAAGATATGCGCAAAGGCGAGGTTGTTGCAGACCTAAAGATTGAGCTTGAGGATTTTGAGCGTAATGGTGACGTGGTTCCGGTCTCTGACCCGCATATTTTCAGCGAAACCCAGCGCATGGCCCAGATTCAGGCGGTATTGGCCCGCTCGGACAAGGCACCAGACCTCTATGACCGCCGTGCCGTTGAAGAAAGACTCCTAAAGCAGCTAAAAATCCCTGCCTACAACGAGTTGCTCAAGAATACGCCCTCGCCTAATGAGCTATCGGCCATCGATGAGAACGTGGCCATGTCACTAGGTCAGAATGGCTACGCTTACATGCACCAAGACCACCTGGCGCACATCCAATCGCACTTGGATTTCGCGCTCAACCCGGCATTTGGTGGCAATCCCATCATGGCAAGCATTTACCTGCCGCGGGCACTGGAGCACATCAAGCAGCACATGGTGCTTTGGTATCTCAACCGCAGTCAGGGCTACATGCACAAGTTGCGTGGTAAGCCGCTGGATGAGGATGAGTACCAGAACCAGCGCATGACGCCAGAGATCGATAAGACGCTGGCGCTTGTCTCGCAGCATGTAAAGCAAGACAGTGAGCAGGCCTTCTCGCAGATCCTACCGCTTGTGCAGCAGTTGCTAGACGCTATGAAGCAGCTAACACCGCAGCCGCAACTTCCGCCCGAGGCTCAGGTGCTCAAAGAAACCAGCCTGGCTGAGACCCAGCGCCGTGCCCAGCGCGACCAGGCTGAGATGCAACTCAAGGGTGCTGACATGCAGCAACGTAGCCAGATTGACATGGCACGCATGCAAGCAGAGCAGCAACGCGCAGCAGCAAGGGATCAGTTGGATGTAGCGCTTAACGCCACAAACAATCTGACCAAGGAGAGGATTGAAACTGCCCGTCTGACGCAGCGAGATGAGCAGTTACAAGCAGAGCAGTATGAGACTGCAATCAAGCTTCAGAACGAAGCTCAACGCAACTTAGGAGTGAATCGTGGCCCAACCATCCAATAACCTGAAAGACATGGAAGCTGTGCCGTATCACAAGCGCATCGCCATGGGAGCCAACCTTGACGGCACAAGCCTGCA